TGAAAGAGGTGAGTAAGTTATCCTCTTCCAAACAATGGGAATTTGCCGGTAATATCAAGTACAGGAACTTTGACTTTAGTAAACCAGATATCACGACATCGAAAAAGCATAATCGAGTCGAGTCTCCGGAGATTGAAAGAGTTTGGTATTCGGAAATATCGTTTCATACACACCCCGGCATCGGCCACCATGATGGGACTATATGTCAGAATACGCCTATATTTGCGACTCTGCCCAGTAATGCCGACTTTGAAGCCTATATCAAAGGATTCCCTGTTATGCAGGTCAATATGATCTGTGACGCACATGGATACTACGTCATAGATATACTTAATTCATCTTACAATAGGACCGTTCCTCTACCAGAAGCTGTATACGAATATATGAGAAAGCTACGTACTACACCGTTCATGCGTATCTGTGTATTTTCAGATAACGGATGTGAATACTTTCAGACAACCATAAGAAATTGGAAAAAGGAAATCAATGAAAAGGTTAATCCGGAGATGACGAAATTATTCGGAATATCGATCCGTTATTATGGATACGATGACGATCCTCCCATTGTTACAGTCTATCGGGATATAGACGTAGTATAGAATCTTCTAATTCATCAACCTCGTACCAGGCCCAATGACACTCCGTCGAATTCTTATCTATTTCACACTTTTCCTGTGCTTCTTTGATCGCTTCTGTGAAACGTAAACGAAGTCTCAGATTTTCCTTGATTGGTCGAACCTCTGCCACACTTGGTCGTTTGTACATGCCTTCGAGGACATTTTGACGTGTCTTTACCAATTTTATCTTGTAAAGATTATTTTCTGAAAAGGTTGCCACGCATCTCATACTTTATGAAGCTATTAAAGTTTTAAGTCTATTCGTTTACAAAGTCATGTTTACTCTCAAAACGATATCCACACGACCACTTATCCGTACGAAGGCTCAAAGGAACGACGAGTTTGTCCAACCAACTGATGCACCCGGAGAAGGGAAACGTCGCTTCCCATCTATGGATGAACCAGAAGAGAATGTCACCATGAATCCTATCAAAAAGTTTTTGATGAACATTTTCAGGATCAAGGAAATTGATCATGAAGAGTTCAGAAAGAATAATAAGTGGGCCATCAAACCCCCACGTCGAGATTGAAGTTTTTATCCATCTTCCCCAACGAAATTTTACCGTCATCGATGAGTTGCTTAATCTTTTTTCCAACATCAAGGTTATCTTCCCATACCCGATCATTTCTGGGATCATCGGGTAGCCTGGGCATATGCATCGTGAAGGCGACCATCTTCTTGTCCATGGGTAACTCCCTATCTTGGATGATACGCAGGATATGTTTCGGAATATTGGACGGATCCATTATGATTTGAAAGTGGTTGTATTCTTTAAATTCAACCTAAGTGAGTATTCTGAATGTCACATAATATACAAAAATGCCTCTCCCGGTTATTCACACATACAAAGACGGTCCCACGTTCAAGATTGGTGATTCGTTCACCATGAGGAATGTGATGAACATCATTGAAAAGATGAACAATGCTATGCCTCACCACGAATTTGAACCTGAACCTATTAAAGAAGGTGGTATTCGGATTAAGTCGGATGGCGAACCGTTCAAAACAATTCGCCTTCGTGTTAACAACTGGCCATGGCTTATACCGGGTGCTGAAATCGATCTCGACAGGAAGTTGAGTTGTGAGAAAAACACTATGTACACATTTCTCAAAGCATTTGATGGTGCGTCTCCGTGGACCAAAGATGAGATCAAGTGCATTGATCTCATCTTCGAGGAAGAGGGACTGAAGAAAGTCAGGCGTTAAGCTTTATCACATCTACCCCGTATCCCAACTCTTCCACCACTGGGTCATTCTTGTAGTCTATTTTGTAATACACCTTTTTGATTCCGCTACTCGCTAGAGCCTTGTAGCAATTGAGACATGGATAATGTGTCACGTACGCCACACAATCATCAATGGAGGCACCCCTCTTCGCCGCATCCGTGATTGCGTTAATCTCTGCATGAATCGTCGCTTGTTCGTGTCCATCCCTTACAATGGACTTGTGTTCGCACCCACCTAGAAACCCATTGTAACCCATACTGATGAGGCGGTTGTTCTTCGCGAGGACACACCCCACTTTGAGTCGCTCACACGGAGACCGAACCGATGCAAGCTCAGCAGTCTGCATGAAGTAGTCGTCCCAAGAGATTCGGTCAGACATTTAAAAGGAACAGGCAATTACCCTTTAAATGAGTGAAGATTCGGAACCATGTAAAAATTTTGAATTTTGTGGTGAAATGCAGCCTCCTCGATGGGCTCATGCCCACCCAAATAGTTATCTTGAAGATGGTGGCGATCCCGATTTATGTTTGAATTGTGCTGTGATGTTTCGTAAAGAATTGGTATTCAAAAACGATGTTGAATGCCCAGTTTGCTTTGAAACAAAGAGAGGAATAACACTACCAAAATGTGAGCATGCGATTTGTATCGGGTGTTTTCGCGATTGTTATTACGGTCCCGATTTCGATGAACCAGATTTCCCCTATTCGAAAGATATTGAAGAAGAATACGAGGAATATGGGGGTCTGGATTATACACCCAAATCATTTCTCGAACAATATCCATTAATTCGCAAATACGAAGAGGAATGCAATAGGAGATATGATAGACAGGATGAGATGAAATCAGTAAATAGTAGATGTCCTTTGTGTCGAAGTTAATACCTAAGTAAACTCAAAACCTTGTAATTTTTAAGAAAAACAAACAAACATGTCCGCAATTGCCGGCAAACGAGAATTTCTCTGCGAAGTCGCAGGTGGTATCGGTGTCTTCATGAACTGTACAATGTTATCTGACGAGATTTACACTGGTCAAGACGACGATATTGAGGTATACATCAAGAATAACATCCTCGACGGATCATCATTCTGTTGCGAAAAGTTTTGCAAAGCCATGCAGACCATCGATGATAAGACCCTCAGAGATCTACTCTATTATTTTGAGGATAGAGACATGAGCATGGTCGAAGTCTTCAACGAGAGCTGTCTGGGACTGGATGACCTCCCCCCAGAACTCACGGACATCGCAGAAGCTATACTTGACCAAGATATCGTCACCTTTACAGACTTCCTAGAATATTAGATTGTAATGAAACCTAAGTAAATGTACTATTCATCATATTTTTAAGTTTACAAACATGTCCATAATTAACGCTCAACCCGGTTACTTCACCTTCACTCTCAAGGAGATTGACAATGGTCAGGTGATTATAGCCAAGCACCCCGTCATCGCCTTTGAAGTTGTTCCTTATCGCGCTTCGGGACGATATGAGACCCGACCCATCACAACTGCCGACCATAATGGGTACGACAACCATTTCAAGCACGACCACAAACAAACCCTGATGACTCCTCAAGGTATGGTCTATGAAGATGGATCTCCTCCTTGTAGCCTTGACACGTACCTTGAGGTTCTCAAGTGTCGTTTTGGGGACAAGCTTGAGTTTCATGTGAGTATGAGTTCCACCCCATAGCCCAGCCCCCCAAGAACATTCGGACAAGATGGCGAGTGAATCCGAGAAGAATCGAGCCATTGTGGGTAAAATCTTCGCACTCGAGCCAGTGAAGACACCTAGTATCTATGAGCGTGTGTGTCGTTTTGTGTTTTAATCGATGTTAAAGACTTTAAGTGAATGTTTATTTAAGGATGGGAAAACGTGGACCCGACGGGTGTTTCATTAGTCGTCCTATTGAATTACTATCAGAAAATAAATGTGTGAGATGTGAAATCACCTTACCGATCTCTAATTTTAGGAAAGACAATTACAAATCGGTGAATGGTGAGGAAAGATATTGTTATAGGAGTATTTGTAATAACTGCAACGCCCTCGTTCAAAATATACACCTGTCAAAAAGCCCCAGAAATTATCTGTCACAGGTTTACAGAAGTGCAAAATATCGTTCTAAAAAAAATAAAATACCATTTGATTTATCACTTGATGAATGGTGTGAGATATATCATAATCAGAATGGATTGTGTGCACTTTCGGGTTTGAAAATGACACATCAGAGACAAACAGAAGGTATTGTTAGACGTGCATTTTCGGGTGAAAGTAATCATAGATTTTTGTATAATATAAGTCCTGACCAGATTGAACCAAGTAAGGGATATACAAGAGGGAACTTACAATTCGTTTGCACCATGATTAACACGATGAAAATGTCGATGAGCACGAATCAGTTTTTAGAATTTTGTAAAATGGTTTACCTCAAATCCTTATCCGCCGTGTAGTACGTCTTCCCCTTCGTGACGAAGCTGTGTACCCTCGCATACCCCCACGCTTGTGGAGAGGCTCCCGGACGATGCCCGGTTCTCCACGCAGCGAGCCCCCTATTGTACACCGTCTTGAGGGTCTTTAGAGGCAGGCCAGTAGCCTTAGCAATTTCAGGGAGAGATTTGGCTCCCGGATACATCTTTCTAAACTTTTGCGTGTAGGAAGAGGTCTTTGTCTTCTGTCCCTTGTCCGTTTTGAAATCTTTGTAGTCCTTCCGGAGCATCTTCTTGTAGCGGGTCTCAACCTCCTTGAGGGTGGTGAGTCCCCTGAAATATTTGAGGGGTGCGTAGATCCGACCCTCCTTTTTACGCAGTTCCCCAACCTTCTTGGTAATGGCTGCATCGTTCAGAGACATCTTAATTATGATAAAGATATTAATCCATCATAGTGTATGCATATAAGTACCAAAACCATACTATTATGTACCAGTCTATTCGTTGCTAACATCGTAGAATTATCACGCGAGTTTAAGCGTTTAAAAAAACTCAAGAAAGAACAGGATGCGAACGTGTAAGATTTCGAT